GCTTCATCTTTGAGATGAGCTTTAAAAACAGGGTTGACAGTGTCGCCTTGAATGTAGCTCGTCTCAATATCCGAGATGCGCGACATTATTTCATCATCGAACACGACTTCATCAAGTCCTGCTTCTGATTCAACAGGTCGCAAGTAATGTGTCTTGGACTTGTTCCAAGGAAAACCCATAGAGGTGTTTCGATTGATTTTATCAATAAAAGCAACTCCAGGGCAACCATTAATCGAAGAGTGGGTGTCAAGCACTCTCAACGATCGGACTTTGTCCTTCAACAGGTGTAAAACTTCCTTGATATAAGCATCGGTGCATATTCGCAGGATCCCAGTGTCCATCATTGACACTGTATTCACAAGATCCAATGCTGCAATACGCCAAGGCATGTATCCAGACATAACAGGACGAGTATATTTAGTCTCATATCCTCTAGACTCTAAATACTCATTCATAATTGTCTTCTCGACTTTCGAAGAGAAGGAGGCTCTACCACTCGAAAGGGAGCCATAAATCACTGCACTTCCTTCGGAAATGAAGCGGAAAGGCGATTTCGAATGTAGTGGCAACACCTCTATAGTCTTTTCAAGACTGCAGAGGCGATAAATACCACTTTGTAACTGGTAACCAGGATGCAAGGATAAACAACTATTCAGGAATTCCTGAGAGACAGATAAAATACCTATCTTATTGCCATTTCCAAGCACGTGAATACCCAGAAGACTGGCTCCTTGCGGAGTCATTGCTACTGCTAAGGAACCACAATCACCTTGGATCGTGGCTTCGTCAGCAATCCCGCCAAAAATAGTGATGGGGGAACAAAGGTCTGGAACCTTTGTAGCAGTCTTCTCAAGTATTTTGATACCGTTACGAATCTTCTGTCCGCCTTCGCGCATGGTAATATAAGAACCTTGCGCTCGGGCATCAAAAGATTCACTCGCAAAAAATTGCGATATCTTTTTCATTGGTGGCAGTTTAACCAAACGAACAACTACCAAATCCTTTTCTGGAAAACGTTGAACATCATCCTCACATAACTGAAAGGTTCTATTCTCCGTAACACCAGTAGAAGAAACGGTTGTTGTAATCGTAACGGTGTGCCGACCAACGGGGAGACTGTGGTTATTTGCGATCCACATCTGACCGCCAACACAAACCATATTAAAGACTCGGTCGGTAGACTCGGTCAAGCTCAAGCGAACAAGACCAACGTGATCCACGACTCTCATGACCAAGTCTGAAAGATTGTTAACGCATCTTGAGGCCTTAGAAATCTGAAGCTTCTTCAGGTCTATTTCCTCCTGGTAAAACACGTTGGGTCTCGGGACTAAGTCCCGAACAACAGCAGCCTGATTGGAACTCTGCAGCTTCTTCGATAGCTGCCACATCCGAGCAACAATAGCCGATGCTGCAAGAGCGGCCAAAATGGCGCCAACCATATGGGGATATCCCATGCGTGCGTTTACTCTCTCTCCCATGTTGTAGAAGAGATCTCGTTTAGACATGTATTGAAAACGTGTCTTTGACGAAAATTTGTGGAGTCTCAGTTTGACCCAGTACTTCACAGAGTTTACGCGACTGATTAGCTTACCAAACAGCCACCATTTTGTGCCCAGATCTAAGATCTGAGCCCAGAGGTAGCCACAGACCGAAAGCATGAGTAGAAGTAATGAACACTTAAGCGAAGTATCCAAATCGAGAGATTGAACTTGAAGCTGACTGATGCCAACTTCACATCTCCCGTCACGACGACACATGTATTCAGGCATGTGGCAAAGAGTGCAGAGATTAATAGTCCTCATATTTTGAGCGCTATCTACGACACATGATTGCTCACGGTCGTGGTCAAGCGAAACTTTTGAGAACATCTCAATGAGATCACTCAGGGAAGCATCTTCCTTAAGGACTTGTAGCTGAGGCATATACCCTTTCTTCTGAACAGGTACAACACGCTCTATTTTAAAAGTCCAAAAATC